GCGTTTTACGCTGCGATTGCGGGCGAAGGTTGGCCTGATGATACCCGCATTGCTCTGGCCGCGCCCGAAATGACAATATCTGATTTGCGCGCCCTGTGCCGGCACAGGAATGACTTGATGCGCCTTGCCAAGCCTGACGTGCAGGTGAAGTCATGAGCAACCTAGTAAAACGCGCCAACGCCGCGCTTGAAGGTGTGACCAAGGGGCCTTGGGAAACTTCTGAATTTCGAGTATTGGCTATCTTTTCAAACGGACAGTTTTGGGAAATAGCAAACGCTGCTCCTTGTTCTTTTGCGTCTGATGTAGACGGGGCGATGATTACAGCCAAGGGAAACAGGAAAGCCAACGCCCGCTTCATCGCAGAGGCCCGCCAGCTTGTGCCGGAAATGGCCGCGCGCATCTCTGAGTTGGAGGCGCTAGTTGAGCGCGCATTTCATGCCGGTTGTGCATGGGGCCGAAACGTCAAAGGCAGCACAGAGCAGGGCTGGGAATGGTCGCAGGTGAAAGCTGAAATGAAAGGAACCAAGCCATGACCATCGCACTCTACGCCCTCGCAGCTATCGGGCGGCTTGTCGTATGCGACGCGGCAACAGAGCCAAAGTCACGCAACAAGTGCTGCACAGGGGCATGTGAGCAGGGCAGGCTCTGTCCGCACCGCGAAACCACCGCGTTAAGCTGGCGCTGGATTGCCGCGTATGCCGTGGCCGCTGGCCTCATTCTTACATTTTTCACATACGGATAAGCGCATGACGGGCAAGAAAGGAATGCACAACCGTCCGCCTGACTACATATCACGGCGCACCCTGTACAACAGATTGCAGGACAAGACCGTAAGCATGGGCGGGCTTAACGAGCCAATCGGCACACAGGGCCGCGCCTTCGCCATGTGGCTTCTATCCCAAGCCCCTGAAGGCACCACCATAGCGGAACTGCTAGTCTCGATTGCAGTTGATGCGTACAACGATGAAACGAAGGAGGAAGAGTGATGCTAGATAACGAAAAGCGATGGACCATGACTGTCATCTACAGGGGCGAGGTTGGCCCCGTTGTCGTAGACCATGACATTGAAGAGATCAGCGAGGCGCATGGCATCATTGAACGTGGCCCAGATTGGAACGCCATTCTGGACATTAGCATTCAATTGACGCGAGTTTCGGAAGAAGGGGTTACACTACAATCCCCCCTGCAAGAAAACCAACCGTCCAAGGAGGACTAGACTATGAAAACCCTAACCACCCTAACCGCCGCGATTGCACTTATCGCAGCACAGGCATCCGCCACCGCCTGCAATCCGTGTAAGGTCCAGTCCTAGTCCAAGTCTCATCTTATTCCCCTAACGCCGCTTGCCATGTGGCGGCGTGGTCCCTGTAAGCCGCTGTAAGGGCCGTGTCATCAATACGCTGTACCTCACTGCCCAAAGCAACAAGGCTAGGCTGTAAAGCCCGCAAACCAACGCCATCATCAACGCCATTATTCAGACAGCCCGCCAAGAAAATCAGACAACCAGTTGCGGTCATCATTTTCATTGCCTTTTGACACGTCCGCATCTTGAATGCGCTGCAATGTTTCGGCTTTGCGTTGTTCTTCATTTGCTTTGTTCCAGTTCGTCCCAACGAAAAAGGCGCAGGCGATAATCACCACAAGCGCGCCAATGGCTATTCCTATGCGTATCATATCACAAAACCCAACTCACTACATCAACTGCACCGATAATCATCAGCGCCGTTGCAGCGATAAGGCCGAGCCATACTGCCACAATCTGCCAATCCCACATCATTTCTGGTCCACAACGCGCCCGGCCATGCCGACAAGCAGAATGGCAAGAGTGAAATACGGCATCCAGTTATCAGGAATAGCGGCCTTGAGGTCAGGCGGTAACGCAGCCCATGCAAACGGCAGGGACGCGGCAAACGCCATCGCCCATGTTGAATACCATTTCCACCAGTCTTTTGCGTCTTGTACTAGCTTCATTTCTTCGCTCCAAATATGGCAAGAAGGGCGGCAATGAATGCCGCGAATGGGTTCGGATTGGCTGGTTCTTTATACGGCGCTTTGCCAATCGCTTTCTCATATTGCTTGGCAATCTCTGCAATGTCCGCCGATCGGTCAGTGCCGTTAATAACCCGGCGGGCGCTTTTGTAGTCCACCTTGGAAGCGTTGATATAGTCGCCCAGCTTCTTACCTGTGAACCAGCCATCCATACTGCCCACGACAAGGATTTTTGCAGAGACGTTAGGCTCCATCACTGCATCGGGATTGGTGGTCAGGTCCAAGCCCAGCTTCTTACCCGCTTTGATGTAGTTGGCTTCCCATGTGAGTTGCACATAGCCGCGACCGTACCAAGGATAATAGCGCAGGTTTTCCTTGCGCCACTTCTCAGCGCCTTTGACCCAATACGCCTCTTTGACAGGCTTTACCGTGCGGGCAGACTCCCAAAAAGCAGTGGCCATCACATATGCGGTTTGCTGCACCGTCAGGCTGTGCCTGTGGCATTCGCGCAGAATAATCTGCGTATCTCCAAGGTTTAGGTCAATCGCCATGATAGTGCCTATGCGACCTTTCGCAGTGCTTTCGCCCAATGCATAGCACAAAAAGAAGCCAAGGCCAATAATCACGGTTCGCCCATGCCCTTGCGCATATGGATTGCTCAGCATCTTTCCAGATTATGCAGTGAATGCGGAAGGATATGGACGGCCTGTGCATCGCTTCACCCCGCTCCTACCTTTGCGCGGCTGATTTCGCCGTCTTTCTCATCTAGGGTTATCGAAACAAGGCTGCGCTTGGCGCTATAAGCATGGGAATAAGCGTGAACGTCACGTGGTATAATCGTGCCGACACTTTCAAAGCACATGCCGCCTATCTCTTTGCGCGTCTCATGGTGGACGTGGCCAGACAACGCAATCCTGTGCTTTGTTCTGCCCCACATCTCCGGCCACTCAGCCGCCGCAAAATGCACAAGGCGTTCCGGCTTGGCCTTATCGCCATGATGCAGCAACACCATATTAACGCCAAATTCATACACATAAAACTCGCCCGCGTTGTCCACAATCTCAACGCCGATTGTGTCCTTGTAGTGTTCTGCAAGAGCCAAGGTAACAGCATAATGCGCGGTCATATCATGATTTCCACGGACACCGCGATAGATGACTTTCGGGTATTTCTGGCGCAACTCATCAATGCCCCACTTCATCACGGCAACGGCCCGCCGCAAAATCATAAAGTAGCGCGTGTCTGCGTCTAGCTGATGACCTGACTGTGGCGTAACATTCCGTTGGTCATCAACGTGCATCAGATCCCCAAGCTGGGCCAGGACAGCAACGCCAGCCGCCGGGGTAACAGATACAAGCCGCCCGAATGTCTCCTGAAAAGCCTTACCCGCCTTCTTGCCGTCCCAATTCTCGCCAACTTCCTCTTCATCGGCAAGCATACCCATGTGCAAATCGGCAACAGGAAACACCGCACAGAGGCCATCAGGTGCGTTAGGGGTTGGCACATACGGCGCAGGCGCAATGGCCTCTAGGCCGCTTCTTAGCGCCTCTACGGTCCTATCCGTCTCTGGTTCATTGGGTGCGCGCCAATATACGCTGTCAGACGTGCCGTCCGCGTTCTTAATCTTGCGCCAGCCAGCCTTGGCAGTGTCAATCGAAAGGCCAGAATGCAGGATTGCTAGGCGCTGCCCGTCCGGTGCGTCACGCCATGCGCGGGCTTTTCTGAGACGGTTTGCAAAAGCTGGCCTTGATATGCCCAAAGCGTCTGCTGCCGCATATTCTGTGCCGTGTTCATCATAGAGGTTTAGCGCCTCTTGAAATTGCTCATCTGTCAAAGCAGGGGTTGGCATGGCCTAGCCCTCTTGCCCCAGCGGCGGTAGTGGTTCTGCCGTGTATTGGAAATAATCACCAGCGCCCATGATGCAGGTCAACTCGCCGGGTGTTGTAATGGTAAGCGTCCAACTGCCGCTGTCCGATGCGAATATCTCTAGCACCTCGCCTGTCCCTGCTAGGGCCAAGACTTGCCTGCTTTCTGCGTGGTTTTCAGCAAGCCATTGCGTGATGAAGTCATGCGGGAAACATGGTACGTCCTGTGCCGCCGATGGCGTCGCTACAAGTGCTGCGATGATTGCAAGATATTTCATGCCTATTCCTTTCGTGGTTCGCCTAATTCCATGCCCTTTAATTCGCGCTGGTGTAATTCCTGCATAAATTTAGCCGCGTCGGTAAGCTGGCTGCGCATCAACACAAATGCTCTAATGAGGGGGATTTCTTCATCTGCCATGATATGCCGCCCAGAAGGTACGCCGCGCTTGGCCCGTTCAACAATTCTATCCGCTGCCTCTAGGTCATCCGCAAAGGCTTCTATGTCAGTCTCGTTTATCATGCTCTTTCCTCATTTCCTTTACCAAGTCCAAGACAAGGTTAGGCTTAACGTCAGATTGAAACACTGCAACAATCTCGCCCATGCGCCATATGCGCAAGCGGCCATCCTTGAAGTCCCATGCAGGTGGAATGTCGATGCTACCTGCCATCGCGCAGTTGCTTAGACAAATCGTCTAGCTTATCATCAATGCGCTCTAGGACGCGGCCTAACTCCGCCATGCGCGCTGCATCTCTACTTTGCGCCCGCTCCAATGCCGTGACACGCGCTGTCTGTGCCGCGTTGACTGCTTTAATTTCGCTGAAAGATGTTGAGAGAGTGTTGACGGTAGATTGAAGCCCGGACAAGCTAGAGCCTACCCAAAAGCCGCCACCAACAAGGCCGACGATTAATGTCCACGCAAGAGACTTCGATAGCGTAATGCCCCTGTCACTGTTTTCTATGTGTCCTGACATTTAAGTAGCCTCTATCCTTATGGTTGCGCACATTATATGGGTCATAAATCATGCGTCAATGGGCAGTAAATCATACATCAATTAGATGCGGCCTTGAGTAGCACTTTAAATTCGTCCAATGTCATGCCATGCTTCGCTGCAATCTTCTCCGCATCTTTGGCAATTTTGTCTTTTTTTGATTTAGTTTTTGCCTTTCCTGCGGAGCGCTCATTCCAAACCGCTTCAATTTGTTCCACCTCAGGTTCCGTCATTTCTACCCGCTTGCCGTCAACTAGCTTTGTCATAGGCATCATGCTGCCTCCAATGCTGCTAAAATACCGTACATATGGATTGTTCCGCTGGTCATGTTGCCAGCACTCATTTGGAACCTAACTGCATCTGTGTCCGTGGCGCTTCTACTCCATCCAGATGTTAACTGAGTGGAGGCAAGCAACGTGATGCCAGAAATGTTTTTCCCTGCCATTTGCGAAGTGAAAGAAGTTCTAGTAGAACTGGCCGCGCCGATTATTTCCACTGTTCCGCTTGTGCCGAATGTCGTCGCGCCGGATTTGTCCAAGTCGCTCATAAGCAAAATTTGGGATGCACCATTGCCGGATGGAGCCGTTACACCTCCGCCACCAGCAAATATTCCTCTATAGTCGTAAGACGTTTGAAACGTAGCACCACCGTCAGTAGAGAACAGCATTTCAAAATCTGCTGCTGATGTAGCATTAAGCACATTTTCAAACACAAACTTATAAGATCTATAAATCGTGTTATCAAATGCGGTAAAGTCTACCGTCGCATCGCTAGAGATAGTTGCGTCTGCTAGGTGCTTCATAGCGCCCTGCGAAGCTATGGTGTTGTCCCTCAGTGCCGTGAATAGCGCAGTCGTTCCAGCCGCGCCCGGTGCAATTTCTGGGTTTGTGATTGTTGTCCAAGCCATTAGTTAATCGTAGCCCCTCTAGTTCCGTCGGAATTTAAACCGTCATTGTCTGATATAAAGAAAAGCCCGCTTTCAAGCAATTCTGGTGTGTATGTTCCAACGCCGTTTTCAGTGATAACAAATATGCGGCCATCTAGCGTCACGTCTGCCAACTCATAGTGGATTGTATGGCCTGGGATTACTTCCTCAGCTTCGACTACAAGATAGCGCCGCCGCTCATTTAAGCCCTGCGTCGTTTGAATAAGAGGCGTTTCGACTGTGACATAATCACCAACCCAAATACTGCGATCCTTGGCGTCAACGTAGCATGTCAGGAATAATGGCACGTCAGCATACCGCAAAGAAAGGCGCGCCGCCGTCTGTCCTGTTGTGGCATTACTGCCAAGCCAGACGCTAAATATATTCCGCGTTTGAATGATATTGCCGTATTGTTCAGGCGCAGATGTAGTGCCGTTTATGACTTGCGTAAGGTTTGCAAAGTTTGTCGGGTCGTCTAGGTCACCTGCGAAGTCACGCGGATTAAAATAGAAATTAACCACATTCAAACGCTGCTTAGGATACTCAACAATCTTGGCCGAGCCTGCAATGATGTTGCCGCCGTCAGTAAAGACTTGCACAATGTCATCATTGGCTGTTGCACGGATAGCCCGCAGGTCAATCTGCTGCGCCCGCTCATCCCAAAATATGTTAAAGCCGCATTCCTCAGACAACTTACCCAAGAGCCTATCAGCGCCTGTAGGCACCGTCAAAAGCGTGTTTAGGTTGCCGCTATATGCGCTTAGATATGTCGCATCCTCAGACGCAATGCGCGTCAGGTTGACTTGCTGCGCTGGTATCTTGGCCCGCCTTACTAGAATGTCTGTAACCACATCCGTTATAGTCGCGTTTGTGTACCGAACGCAAAGCTGCACTAGGTCGTCTGTGTCGTGGTCTGACGCCATAGAACCATCAGTGCCGCGTGTCAGCCCTGTGAATGTTGTGGCAGGGTCAGAATAGCTGCGCCCGGTGTATGTTATAATCTCATCATTGATACGAACAGTGCCTGTCGCCGGATAATCAAGCGTCACATCGCCTGTCACGGTCAGCGTTGTTTGCGCATCAGTCACGTCTGCATTCAAAAGCCCCGCGCTTGCTGCAGGCACTTGGACGCGCCTAAATTCAGTGCGTGACAATACATCACGACAACTGAACGTGATGCTGTCCTCTTTAAAGTCTGCCTTATCCAGCACGTAAGCCCTGCGCACATATGCCGACAAAGGTTGCCCAGCATATCCGTTAAAGAGCGTCACCAGCGCGCCTATCTTGCCGAATTTCTGACGTGCTAACCAGCGCGGCCAAAACGTGCCTTGCTTGAATGGGTCGAAAGTGCGGTCAGGCAAATACGGGTCTTGGCTTATATCGCTGTCCGCTGCATCCATTGCGCTGAACGACATTGTTGCCCGGCGTCCAATCGGCTCATAGTCATCATCTGCGCCTGCAAGGTTCAATTTAGTGCCAAGCGTTTGCGTCTGGTCAAGCAATGGAAGGATTTTAACCTCATCGCGTGGCTCACCAAATACGCCGCGCCCTAAATAAAGGTCAGTCTTGTAGTTGTCGGCCATGTCAGTCGGCGCAGACTGGCTGTCATAAAAGCTGGCAAAGGTTATGTCACCATTCCAGTCGGAAACGCTCTCGCCTGTTGCCGCATTAGAGCCTCCGAGCGTACCAACCGCCCCGCCGTCCGTGCCTGCCCAATCCGTAGAGGCTGTGAAGTCGTCAGACCCCAGCAAGGTTAGCGTCAATTCTACCGGGTCAAATGCCCACATATTAACCGTGCTTGCGCCGCTTACTGTAAAATCAATATCAACGTAAAGCGTCAGGCTCTTGCCCGCGAATTGCGCTGCATCAACGCTAATCTTTCCTGTGTTCGCGCCGCTTGCAACTGTGCCATCGCCTGCACGGAATACAAGGTTGCCGGATGTAACGCCTAGATACGCTGCGCGGTCCGCAGACCCACCTTGCTCCCAAATAATCCCGTCAGGGTCTAAATCAAACCGCACTTCAAAGCCTGCAAACAGCGAAGCCGTGCGAGTAATATCACCGCTTGCAACTAACTCTTGGTCAAGCCGCCCGATTGATAAATCAAGGTGTCCGTCTGGCGTTTCACGATAACTGGAAACAGCACGACACGTTGCCCGCGTGTTGTAGCACTTCTGATTGCCTGAGCCTGTGGCCGTGCAAATACCCTCACCAAACACGTTAGCGCAGCGAGGTAAGCGGATACGCACTAACTCAATAGGCTCGCGCCCTATGGTGGTTTCGTCACTCATAGCTATGGACCTCGCCATCAATGCTGAATGAGTGGAAGTCTATTGCACCCTGCGCAGTTGGCACCTGTGAAGGCTGGCCCATCATCACAAAGTCGCAATCCTGCTCTACATCTGGACGCCAAGCAATGAAAAACGGCTCATCTTCCATTGCATTGATAAAGCCATTCGGCCCGTCAAGATTGGCCCTGACCCAAGTATTCGTCAGGTTTGACCATGCATAAGAGCCTGTCAAAACCGTGCGCTTCTTGGACCGACCAAGCAACTCACCAGACCCCGAAAGGTTGCCAGTTACCTGCGTCTTTCGGTTCATCTGCGTAGGGCTAAACCCGCCGTAGAATGGCCTTTGCATAACCAACACAGAACCGACTTGCAAAACTCCAATTTCCGCGCCTTCGCCATCGTCCAAAGATATGCGCCAGCGGTCTGACAATATGCCGTCAAAAAGAAACAGGATTGGGCTGTCGTCTGTAGGTGCAACGCTTCCAATGGTTGTGAATGTATCATCCCCATTAGAGTCATGCTGTAAAGTCACAGTCACGCCTAATGTGCCAAGGTTATGCGCAGCTATGGCAAACACATTCCCCGTCGCTGCACTAGCTAAATCATAACGCAATGTCGCAGCGCCAGCCGCAGACGGACGCCATCTGTCAACCGTGTTTGGCACGTTAGCCGCTGCCGCTGGATAGCCCGTTGTTTCACTAGACGCGGTTATAGTGTCAATTTGAAAACGGTTGCCGCGATGCAGGACGCGGGCATTGTTGCCGTCCGTATAGGTGTAACCGCTTTGAGTTGCTACAGTCATCTATCGCCCTCTAACCCGCAGGCCGTTATCAGTGTTCATGTTAATGCGGCGCGCTACTTCTTCAACCTGCCTAGCGTTGAAACTATCGCCTATCAATGTCAGGTTGACTTGCTGCGTGGGTTGCGCTGGGGCTTGCGCCGATGAGAAAGATCCTGCACTGCTAGAAGAAGGCGCGCTTGCAGCACCGCCGCCGCTTGAATTAACGCTCTTGATTGCGGAGACGAAGCCAATACCCGCAGATATGACAGAAGCCGCCGCCGCAAGGTTGCCGGGGAATGGGCCAGCAAGCGCCTTCGCCGCACCTTGATATGTGCTAATCAATGCCTCAGCCGCGCCGAATATCTGCGCAATCTTTAGAGCCTTTTCACTATTCTGTCCAATGGCCCTAAGAATTTGCTCACCAGAGCCAAGAACAACGGCAAGGTTTGCAGCCGCGCCCATTTCCTTAATGGCGTTAATGCGGTCTTGGTGTTCTTCTTCTAGGCGCGCTAGGGCTTCTTTGTGTTCCGCTTCTGTGAGCAATTCAGCCGCAAGCGCCTCTGCAAGCGTCTCTTTGCTTTCTGAGTACCAGTCGTTGATAAGCTCTTGCTCAGTCGCTAGGCCATCTGTGAGAGCCTCAAGACGTGCGGCCAAGTCATCTGCAACCGCGCTGGCAGAAGAAAGGCCCGGAACTATCTCCTCTTCGTCATCTTTACTAGGCGGTAGCAGTCCACCGCTTGGGTCAAACGCCGAACCTTCCGTTTGTCCCAATGGCAACAAACTGCCGACTGGATTAAAGCCGGGGTCGTTTGTCATACCCTCAGGCAACAAGCTACCAACTGGATTAAAGCCGGGGTCGTTTGTCATATTCAGGTTTTCACCTGTTGCCGCCTGCCTTCTGTCGCGGCGGCCAGCCGAGCCACCGCCCTGCCCATCTTCAATAGCTTTCATCATGTCCGCGCCAGCGTCGCGCGCCGCACGTCCAAGAATTTTCCACCCCTCAACGCCTCGCGCGATAAAATCCAGAAGCCCAAGGAAGGCTGGGAAAACATCTTTCGTGATAAACGTTATCAGCGCAATCAATTCTTCTTTATGCTCAAGCACTGCCTGCGTTGCTTGCGTCTTTAGCGTCTGCGCAAGGACTGTCAATTCACGGTCCAACTCAACCGCGTTATCAATCATTTCAGCGCTTAGAATGCGGCCCGTTCTTTCGGCCTCATTGCCGAGATACTGAATTTGAGCGCCGTTATCCCGAAGCAATGGCAAGAGCCGCGTCGCATCAGATGCAAGCGCCTCCATATAGAACGTCATCTGCTGCTGAGAAACACCCGCCTCTTCAAGCGATGAGACGTAAAGCTGCAAAGCCTCCGGCCCAGATAGCCGCGCAAACTCGTCTGCGGTAACTCCAACCTTGGGCGCAATTTGCTCGAAGAAGTCTACAAGCGGCCCTGCACCCGTCGCGGCGAAGTCACCAAACTTGTCGTTAACATCCTTGAGAATGTCAGACAGTTTCTCTTGCTCTACGCCAACCGACCTAGACGCCGCCGCCATCTTTTGAAATTCAGTTGTGCCAATCCCAGCAACCCTAGCCAGGTCGCGGATTTCAACGCCAGCATTCGCAGCCTCATTAGCCGCCTTGAGAATACCTGCCCCAATAGCCGCCGCCGCAACCGTCATTGCGCTGGCTACCTTGGCAAAGTCCAAGGCCATCTGTCTTGATTTTGCTTTGAAGTCACCAACCGAACGCCCTGCCCGGTCTAGGCCATCCTCTAGCCCTTTGGTGTCTGCACCGATTTTCGCCTTAATTGGTGGAAGTGCCATTCGCTTGTGCTTTCTTCTTGGCTATCCGCTCGCGTAAGGCTGCGCTTTCTGCCTTTATGTCCTCAATATCGCCCGCCGTCATGCCGCCCGCGTATGTTTCGCCCGTATCCATCGCCATTACTTCGGTCAGGATTTCGGCAAACGTCATGCCCCAAAACTCTGACGGGGAAACACCCCATGAACGCACAGCCAGGTAAAGGCCGTTAAAGTCTACATCCGCAACACCGCCTTCTTCGCCCTCACTTACTCCGAGGGGGCGGCGGGCTTTTTTCCAAGGTCAACCGCAGGCAATACCGCAGACACATAAGCAACCTGAAACTCCACCACTTCCGGCGTACCGCCCATAATAAAGCCGTAGCTTTGCTCCTCGCTAACAGTAACACCTGCCTCTTTCATAAAGATGCGGTGAACCATTGCCATGTCGATAGGGTCGGCCCCACCGTGCAAGCAGTCCTTGGCCAGCGTTAGGTTGTTAATGCCGAGAGCCTTCACCCGCTTGAGCAAAGCCATAGATGGAACGATGGTGTATTCTTCACCATCCCATTTCACTGTGATTTCGCGGAATACTTCAGACATTAAACCACCGCTGCTTTAGTGATTGTGCCTGTGGATTGCAGCGTACCTGAGAAGGTTGTTTCACCGTTGTAAGGTGCGCCAATCTGGAAGCCCGGCTGAAACTGGAAGTCACCGTCCAGCGTGAACAGCGCGCCAATGGTGATTGTCATTGTTTCCTGCGTACCTGCAAAGGCAAGCGCGGTCAGCGTGTCTGTCTTCAGCACGCCATCCAGCGCAATGGAAACGTTCTGGCTGTTGAATGTTGCGTCTAGCGTGGTTGTCCACCCGCTATCGCCATCGGTAGTTACATCAACCAATTCGCCGTTGAATGTGACATTCTTTGTGCGCAACTCATCTGCAAGGCTTGATGCCCCGATTTCGATGAGTACCGCGCGACCGTTTGAAGCTGCCATTGTATTTCGTCCTTATGGTGTGGTGAAAGCTATTCACCTGTTTACGTAAACTTTGCAATATCTACCACATTTCTTGCAAAGTTGCAAAGTCTAAGCCGTTCCGTCAAGCGTTATGCGATACAGGGAAACAAAGCGCCGCGTTTTGCCGTCATCAGACCAGCCTAGCGACATGCTTTCAAACTCAGTATCAATCCACGTTGCGTCCGTTATCGTTAACGCAAACCGCTCTAAAGCCGCCCGCACGTTACCATGAAGTGTAGCAATCGCTTGCTCACTGCTTTGGCCAGCCGTGGATCTTGCATAGCCATCAATCTGCACAATGGTTTCAGAACCTACCGTGCCATCTGTGTTGAATGGGCTTTCCGTGGCCTGCACAATCACAACATAGGGGAAAGGCGCTGTAACCTCGCCCTGCGCGTTTTGCGGTGCCTTTGGCGACCACACATCATTCGTTAGCTGCGCATCTAGCCGCGTGTATAGCGCCTGTCTTACATTCGTCCATGTTGGTGCTGTCATTTCATCGCCCTACCCAATGCTGCCTCTAGGTCTTTTCTGTATATCGGGCTAATCTTTTGAATGGCAGGTATCCAAGCGGGTCGCGGGTCAATGTTTGTCGTCCCAAACTCAAGTAGCGGCGCATATTGCAGCGTATTAAATACCTCGACACTCATTACGCTTGTCTTTTTGAATAGCGTATTGCTTACAAGTCTGCCTGTATCTGTGGCTGGCGATTGCCCCGGCGCAGACGCTTGGTGCGATACATTCCCGCGTGTATAAATAGCGCCCGTCTTAGGCCCGCGCTGAATACGCTTCTGAATATCGCCCTGCAGCAATAGGCCAGCCTTAACCGTGGCCTTGCTAACTGCGGCCTCTGCATCCTTGCCCAGCTTCTTTAGCGCCCGCTGGAATTCCTCTACGCCTTCCAACTCAAGTGTTGCTGTCATACCGCCACCCCGACTTCTGCCGTGATATGCAGCCACTTATCCTGAAACTCCACGTTATCAATGAAGCGGATGTTGTACGCCCTGCCACGAATTACCACGCGGTCCACCTCAGTCAGCCCGTCAAACCACCTCACGACAATCTTGTGCGATGCCGTGGCTTCTGTGCGCTGCGATGCCCACCGCTCACCGCCTGACATAGCCTTAACCATGCCCCGCGTAGCGCGTAGGGTAGCCCATGTTTCTGTAAAGCCGCCTGCGCCGTCTGTGGCGCGTGTCAGGCGCTCAAACGTAACGGGGATTTTCAGCATCCCTGCGGTAATATCACAACACCTCACAACCGCCTCACATCATAGCGGCCCATGATGCCAGATGCAGCGGCCAAAGCGTCCGCAGGGTCGCACCCGTCGCCGCGATGGTTATACATAAACGCTGCAACCTGCTTCACAGCCAATCTAAGCGGCGCTGGTACGTCTGACGCCGCGTCGCCATACCCAGCCGTATATTCAACAAGGATAGCGTTAGAATGCCGCAAAGCGACGGGCCATGTTGCGCCAATCTTTAGGGCCAAGCGACCCGGCGTAGAATATGCATCAACATCGAACACATCTGCAATCGTGACAGTAGAGCCTGTGCCATCCGTGCCGTAGACTGTGATGGTGTCAACCGATGCTAATGGAAAGCGTGGGATTTCCAGCGTTGCCGGACCCGTCTGCAATTCGCTGATAGCTGCCTGCCTTACGCCATCCCACCACGGCTCACGCTCTTGCGGCCAGTTGTCCAACGTCAATTCCCAAACCTGCGTAATGAACGCAATGGAGTAGGTGTCCTCCATTAACTGCCGTGCGACCTCAATCCAACCGTTTGCAGACGCATCAGGCATGGACGTGTCATCTTCAATGATGTGCGCCCGAAACTCATCCGCCGTTACAGGCTCAACGGCTGGTGCTGTCTTTAGCTTGTGGCCGCGATGCTGATACAGGCGGCGGGCTGGACGTAGGGCCATTTAATCATCTTTCTTTTTGCGCGACTTATGCTCAGGCGGTGACACAACCTTGCGCTCTTGGACAGGGTTTAGCATACGTGATGCCGCCTTGTCAGCAATCGCCCATTCTGCAACCTGCCCCGTGACAACCTCGCC